TGCAGCGGGCTGCCGATGCAGAAGCCGAGGTGGCAAGGCTGCGTGCGGCAGCACCAGCAGCGCCAGCGCCCGGAGCAGAACTCGACGCAGCCATCACGGCTTTGGCGAGAGATGTTCCAGCCGCCGCAAGCGTGGCCAAACTTCTCAAGCAGCAGCTTGAAACGGTCGCAACGTCGATTCCATCGCAACCCGCCGCTGCGCCAGCGCCGCCCGAGTTTGTTCCGGATCGATTGGACCCAGGCCTTCAAGATGAGGTTGATTCGGTTCCCGACCTTTTGACCTGGCAGTCCAGCCCACAACATCAGGACCGATGGACAGCAGCGAAAGCGGCTGATGCCATGCTGGTTCGACTCCCGGGCTGGAAAGACAGGCCGGTCGCCGAAAGGCTGGCCGAGGTCGCTCGTCGTGTCAATTCGGACTTCGGTGCGCCAGCACCAACGCCGCCGGCACCGCCAGCACGAACACTCCACCGCGGGGCGCCCGAAACCCTGTCTGGAGTCGGTGGTGGGTCGGTACCAGACCCAATGCACGAGCCCAACTATCACGCCATGACCGAAGCACAGATCCTCGCGGATTTGAGCCGGAACGGCTGAATTTGGGCTCATCCCCAACGAAAGTGAAAGATGAGCACCACCAACGTCTCGGCCGGCTCACCCATTGCGCTCAAGCGCTGGTCAGCGGCCCTTTCTGTGATGGCTGGACGCCAGCCGACGCCCCTGTCTGCGCTCACCGGCCCGATGCCGACCGAGGCCGATGGGATGGACAAGTTGTCCCGGATGCAGAGCACGAACGAGATGCCGATCGTTCGCGTCGACGAGTTGACGAAGGGCCGTGGCGGTACCGTCGCGGTCGATTGCGCCAACATCGCCAAGCTGCGCGCCGTCATGGGCGACCGCAATGCCCAGGGCATGGGTCCGTCGATGTCCTACAGTTCCGTGGACATCAAGATCGACATGGCGACCCTGCCGATCTCGGCCGGCGGCCAGATGAGCCAACAGCGCACGCTGCACGACCTGCGGCGCAATGCGTTCAACCAGCTCAAGGCCGGCATGCCGCGGTTTCGCTGGCAGCGCTGCCTGACGCACCTGGCCGGCGCCCGCGGCGAACAGGACGGCAGTGACTGGATCCTCCCGCGCGATACCGATCCGGGCTTCCTGGAGCAAATGGTCAACTACAACACGTCGACCGGCCGCATCTACGCACCGACCTACAACCGGCACTACGTCTGCGATTCGAACGGCACGGCCGGCACGCTGGTGAACGGTGTCCAGCAATTGGCCTCGATCGACAGCACGGACAAGCTGATCCTGGCGAACCTCGACGAAATCGCGGCACTGTGGGACGAAATGCCGGTGAAGATGTCGCCGCTGATCCTGCCGGGCGATCCGGCGGCCGGCGACGACCCGATCAAGGGCGTGCTGTTCGTCGATCCGCTGGTCTGGGACACGCTGCTGACCGACAACAACAACAACAACAACATCCGGACCTTCCAGGCGGCAGCGCTGGAGCGGGCGCGCTGGGGCAACATGAGCCAGCACCCGCTGTTCGCCGGCTCGCCAATGCTCTGGAATGGCATCCTGGTGCGCAAGATGCAGTTTGCGATTCGGTTCAGCGCCGGCGCGACGGTCTATGGCGTGACGGCAGCGAACAAGCTCACGGCGACCGAGACGGCCACCACGGTCGCCGCGATCGGCGCCACCTACAACGTGGCACGCTCGATCCTGCTGTCCGCGCAGGCACTGGCGGTGGCCTCGGGCGGCAATGCGCAGTCCGAGGAAACCTACACGCTGCTGGAGGCCAGGACCAACTTCGAGCGCAATGTCGAGTTGGCCGGCGAGGTCATGGGCGCCGAGCAGAAGCTGCGGTGGTCGCTGCCGAACGCGAACGGCGACCCCGAGCCGACCGACTTCGGCGTGCTCGTCGTCGATTCGGTGGTCAAGAAGCGCTTCTGATGGCTGGGGCTTCGGCCCCTCTATCTGAACCTCAACGCACAAGGAGCCTCAAATGGCACAGATCAAGGCAAATGGTTTCAGCATCCCGAAGATGCAAAAGATCGACGGCAGCGCCGTCTTCATCAACGATACCCTCACCGTGGCCGCAGCGCCGGCCGTCAACGACACGGCAGACTTCCTGCTGCCCAAGGGCATCGAACTGAGCTTCCTCCGCTTCTACACGACCGACATGGACACGGGCACCAACACCCTGGCCGCGTCGATCGGGTATGCCGCGGTGGATCCCAACAGTTCGCTGGCTGCAAGCGCGAGCTACTTCGCCGCCGCCGCCGTGTTCGGCACGGCAGCGGCCGGAACGACGCCGGCCTTCATCCCGGTCACGTTCGAAGAGGACGTCTACATCCGGATCACCTGGACCGTGGTCGCCAACGTCTTCGCCGCGGGCACCATCTACTGCACGATCGGTGGCAACATGATCGGCGTTCGCTGATCTCGAACCCGGCCGGCGGCTTCGGCTGCCGGCCCCAGCCTGGAGAGTGATATGGACCTTCGATACGTCGGCCGCAAGCCGATCAAGGCCGACTCGGTGGCACGGACCGGGATTGTCTGGAATGGGCATGGCGACATCCAGTCGGTACCCGACGACAAGGCCGGCCTGTTCCTGGAACACCCGGACATCTGGGAACCTGTCGGAGCTATGCCGGCTGGCGTCCCGACCCTGACGGCAACGCTCGCCCCGACGCCGGCTCCGACGCTCGCCCCGACGCCGGCTCCGACGCCAGCGCCGGCTGCGGTCGATGACGACAAAACCCCCGAGCAGGGGCGAAAGCACCTGACGGTGGTCGCGCCGCAGTCGGACAGCGATTCGTTGTTCCGGATCCGCGACGAAGACACCGACGACATCATCGACCTCAACAGCCTCGACGAGCGGGGGCTCAAGGCGTTGTGCCGAGAGAACGGCATTCCGGTCGACCTTCGCAGCCGCGGTGATGCGTTCCGCGCAGCCATCGTGACGGCGGTCGCAGCGGCTGCGCAGTGACCACCGGGAACGACATCTTCACCCGGGCCGGGTTCGTATTGAACGACCCGGCCGCAGCCCCGCGTTGGACGCCAGCCGAACAAGTTTTGGCCCTCAGTGACGGCCAGCGCGAGATCGCCACCTACGTTCCCCAGGCCTGCGTGAAGACATCGATCCTCACGCTGCAGGCCGGCACGCGCCAGGAGCTCATAGCGATCGGCGCCGTCCGGCCCGTTCAATTTCTGGCCATGCGCCGAAATTTCCTCGCTGACGGCGTGACCCCCGGGCCACGAGTCTCGGTGAGGACATGGGCGTGGGCCGACGCCATCGACCCCAACTGGCATTCGGCGACACCAGGGATCCCCGAGTACGCATTTTTTGACGCGGCCGAACCGCTCGCGTTTTATGTGTCGCCACCGGCAAGCGGAACTGGAAAGGGTGAGATCGTTTTCAACGCGAGCCCGGCCGATCTGACGGCGTTGAGTGACACACTTACCATACCCGATACCTACAGCAATGCATTGCTTTACTATGTTCTATTCCGTGCCCTAGCCAAGAATTCAGCATTTACCAAAGCCCCACAAGCGGCATCTGGGTGGTATCAAATGATGCTTCAAGCGCTGGGCGTGCGCAGCAAGATGATCGACGCGACGGACGCGAACAGATCACAAGCGCAGGAAATGCTGCCGCCAGCGTGATGCCATGAAATTGTGGGCCGACTTCGCTCCAGAATTAGCAATCCAGTTGCCGGATTGCCCGACGTATGTCATCGGCCCGTTCATGAAACGAGCGGCGATCGACTACTTTCGCAACTATCGGATTTGGCGCACCGACACGCCCATTACGGTGGCCACAACGGTGCTTGGTCAGCGGCTTTACACCGTAACCAATCCATCGGGGCAGGAATTGTGCGGGCTTCCGGCCATCTGGATCAACGGCAAAGAGGTGAAGGAAGCGACGCCGTCAGATGCCGACAGCGTTCTTCCGGATGACACCGGAGACATCAAGCAGGTTGGCGTCGTCAACGGAACAACGATTCGCGTCATTCCAGGACCGGCAGCAGATGGGGTCATCATCACAGCGACGGTAGCCTACAAGCCAACCGAGGATGCGCTGGGGCTTCCCGATCAATTCTGGGCGCACACCTATCGATCGACCATGCAAAAGATGGCGATGGTGGAACTGAAGCGCATGAAAGGGAAGCCGTGGACCGATGAACGCGGAGCGGCCCAACTCGAAAAAGACCTTGGTCAGGATGCCCTGTACGACGCCACGATGACCGGACCCATCCGGAGGAATCGACTCCGCACCAAGAAACAGGTGATCTGATGCTCGTTGCAGCCTGGCAAAGATTCATCGGGGCCAACTCGAAATTGAATCCGCGGCTGCTGCCCGACGGCATCGGCGTGATGGCA